AAGAACGTGGTCGAGCTAAGCGTAGACAGCCGCGGCGTTCCGAATCATAATCTGCATACGAAGTACCCATTCATACAGGAGGATGATACCCATGCGTATATCTGCCTTAAGTGCAAAAACTTTGTTAGTGATGAGACTCGCGTTAATGGGATATGGAGACCGCTCTATGAGTACAAGCAGAGAATCCGCGGCTACCAAATATCCCAGCTCATATGTCCATGGATATCAGCCACAGATGTGGAAAGAAAACGGCTTGACTACAACTTGGAACAGCTCTTCGAAAACTATGTTATTGGTCGCCCTTACCTTGGGGATAACGTCATGCTTACCAGAGGGGACATTATGCGCTGTGTGGACATGGGACTAAAGAGTCCATATGACCTGAAAATGGACGACGTAGCGCAAGGCGTCGACTGGGGAAACACCTCATGGGGCGTCAATGCGATGTGGCATCCAGACGGCTCAGAGCGCATCGTATTACTGGATATCTGGACGGCAGATGACAGCCGAAGCCAGCTCGACGAAGACGGGAGGAAGGATAACCCGCATATTCGTATCACAGGGGAAAAGATGATACAGTGGAACGTTCGCAGAGGGGTCTTCGATGCGGGCTATGGGAAAGACCGTAACTGGGAGCTGAAGCAAGACTTCCCTTCGAAAGTGTTCTCATGCTTCTACCCAAACCTATCCACAGACATTACGAAGCGGATGGAAGACGTGTGGAACGAAGACGACGGAACGGTTAACGTGGACAGAACCATCACGTTAAAGGTCATGGCTGGCATGTTCCGTAAGGGAAAAGTCATTATCCCGTCATGGGTCGCCAATAACCAATACTTCGAGACCTATATCAAGCACCTGACCAATCTTGTCTTGATTCGGGAAATCGAGACCGATGAGAAGACGAACAAAGAGATGATAAAAGAGCGCGTCGGAACACTGCCCGGCGGCGACCACTTCGGGCACGCCATGAACTATCTTTCAATCGCTCTTCGGAAGCTGAAAAACGATGGGGGAAATTCCGCTTTCTTCTTCTAGGACGAGCATGTCATAATGAAAGAAAAGCGAAGGGGGACGCTTACATGGCAAGTCTAGTAGTCTACCGACCTATTGAAAAGCTGGTCATCGTCAAAGAGCTGGAGAAGGATTATCTATGCGAAGACCTCATCACTCAGAAGCAGTACTTGGTTGACAAGTCCTACTTCCGAACACATTACGAAGTCGCGGGAGCATTCGAGCAAGATACCATTCACTAGGGGGTCATACGATGGGACGCAAAAACAGAAGCCAAAGAAAAGCGCGTAAAGCGCAGTACATCGAAGAACAAGAGGACGAAAAGGCATACGAAGCGCTGACTAGGGTCTTGGAGCCTGAATGGTGGAACCGAGCAGACAGTTACCAGCAAGCCTTCGACAGCGCCATCGAATACTATAGCGTGACAGGCATCAATGCTCCAGCGGGAACAGGTAAGACCACCATTGCCGTGAAGAAGGGTCTCGAAGCCATCCGAAGCGGGCGCTGTGATACGCTTCGCTATGTGCGATTCGTCGACCAACGGACACAGAAGCTGGGCTTCCTACCGGGCAATCCAGCCGAAAAGGAACGCGGCTTCATGTATCCGCTCTTCGATGCCTTGGAAGAGTGCGGGCTCCAGCCTGAGCATATAGCGGAGCTTCTAGCCCATGAGGTAATCGAAGCCAGCACAGACATCTTCATGAGAGGGCGGAACCTGAAGCGCACCTTCCTAATCGTGGATGAGTGTCAGAACGGGGATATCGAAGACATCCGAACCGTCTTTACCCGCTTGCACAAACAGGCGGGTAAGCTGGTCATACTGGGTCACAGTGCACAGGTAGACAGGAAGCTGAAGCGCTATGGGAAGGCGAAGCTGACCCCCTTCGAAGTCTATATGTACCATATGAGCAAGAAGCCGTTCACGAAGATATGCGAGCTCAAGACCAACTACCGCGGAGAAATCAGCCAGTGGGCGGATGAAATCGACCAAACCATAAAGGAGCTGGAAGCGGATGAATCATGAGACTATAGCGTTCCTATGCGGCATCGTATTTGCCATTGCTACAGCCATGCTGGCAGACTATCGGTATCGAAGTCTATTGGTAGCGAAGGCAAAAGCCCACGAAGTGGAGTTCATTCATGGGGAGCCCATCGTATTGATGCCCGAAAAAGATTATATTGAAATAGCATTATCAGAAAAAAGACAATAGTTAGAAAACCCTCTATCCTTCGGAAGTCCCATCATTGTATAATGATAGCGACTACACTAGGACAGGGGGTTTTTTCATGCCATTATCATCAGCATGGGACGTAAAAGTAATGAACGAAGTATTTGGCGGCGTCGATGCCGCACCACCAGCCACACTGTACTTCGGATTATCCACAACAGCACCAGCAAAAGACAGCACAGGCGTAACAGAGCCAAGCGCAAACGGTTACGCACGGGTAGCCATGACCAACAATGCAACCAACTTCCCGACGGCAACGACTTCGGCTGGTGTAACAACCAAGCAAAACGGAACCGTCATCACCTTCCCACAGGCATCAGGAAGCTGGGGGACACCGGGTTATTGGGTTGTTTATGATGCGGCATCAGGCGGAACATTGGTTGCATACGGAAATATTACCACACCGAAGGCAGTCGGCTCAGGTGATACACCATCGTTCAGCGCAAACGGAATCCAAGTAACGATGCAATAATGATTAGCCAGCTTCGGAAGCTGGCTTTTTTAGAAGGAGGTATACACAATGGCTGGACAAGGATATCAAGTAGGCAAAGGGTTTACGGTACCAACGGCATTGGTGAACCCAGTTACAGCTTTACAGTTAACGCCATCGACAACAGGTGGCAGTTTAGGCGGAACGTATTACATTATCTATACATTCGCTAATGCTAATGGAGAAACGCTGGGAAGAGCGGAGCAAAACGTAGCAGTCTCAGGAAGCACAGGACAACTAAGTATTAGCTTAGGTGCTGGATATTGGGTTTCAGGAGCGACAGCGGTGAATATCTATGCCAGCACCGTAAGTGGTCAAGAGTCTTACCAAGGTCAAATTCTATATGCGAACTTGGCGGCTGGGTTTACTATGACTTCGTTAGCAACAGGTGGAAGACCTGTTCCTCAATGGAACACGACATCTTTTGTAGACATTAACCCATCAGCACTAGGCTTAGCGGCTGGTAGCGAGTTCGTCATCCATAATCTTTATTATAACAACCCAATAGCCTTCGGAACATGGGACGGAACCACACTGGTTATGTTTGATGGAGATACAAGTAACGGAGCGAGGGAAGACGTATCCCATCACTGCAACGCTAATCAGTGGATTAGAGCGTATAACCAAAATGCTTATACGCAATTAGCCGTATCTTTTGATGGAATGCAAACTCAATAGCGAAGGGGTGAGATAGAATGATGGTTAGACTTACCGATTGTGCCGCTAACTTCACATCTATGGGTATCGATGTAGATGCAAAAGGTGGCTGGGATACTTTGCGCGATAGGCTAAATAGTATGGTGCCTTTAGTATCAAGTATGTATGATTCAATAACGGATATTTTAGCAATTGAAGTCGAAGATGGTGCTGTATTACCTGACTTATCAGCATTCGGGACGGTGATAGTCAATGACACTGCTACGCAAGGATAAGGGTATTGGCTCTGTAAAAACCTATACACTTAGTGTACCTTTTACGGAGAACCCCGCTTCTAACATAGTGTTACCTACTACAGAACCAAATACTAGTCAGTATATGTATACTGTACAGCAATCCGATTTGAACGTAATATCCCCTATCGCAAATATAGGCTTAATTGCCCCCTTGGTATGGTTGGCGGGAAAATTTGATGCAACCGCGGGGACTATCAGCTATAGACTACTACGTAACGGTGTCAGCTTAGCAACGGGGACGACGGCTTCCATAACCGCGAATTATTATTATACGTTAAATATCGTTAATACAAACTGGACACTGCCTACGAATGATTCTCTTAAAGCGGGGGATGTGATAGAAGTCCGTTTATGGTGTTCACAGCCTAATACAACCTTGTTATATAGTGCCATTGGTTTCTACCCTTCACGGCTTAGATTAAGTAACTCTCCTGTAGTAAAAGATGTTTACTGGTTGGGGAATGCTTCACCTGTTCCGACACAAGGAATCACGCCTTCATTAGCTGGTGATGCTTTCTATGTCTACACGGGTCAGTATTACACGACTACGAGAGGAACAGGCGTATTCTCAAACTATGTTATGGGTAACATTCTATGGTATGACAATAATAACAGCGATAGATATAGTCCTTATTTTATAGCAGAGAAAACGTATGGTCTGGGGGCTATTATGTTTGGAGACGCTGGATATTTAACAACAGTTAATCTAAAAACACACGCTACTAACTACCCGTACTATGAGAGAAGCGTGGTTCCTAAAACCATAACATTCCGCGAAGTGCGTTTGGATAGGTAGGTGATGACATATGGCAATCACCTTAACAGGTAGATGGACAAACGGGGTCATAGATGAACGTGGTCGACGGGTATTCGCGGGTGGTTTGGATGAACTAGGAAACAATATCTTCGGCTTGCAAGCTCAAGCTGGTGGAGCGGTAAGCCTTCAGGGAACATCTTCGATAAACGTAAGTGCAAGCGGCGCTATTTCCGAAGCTATCGGGATACAAGGCTCAGCATCCATACAGGTAAGCACTTCAGGGGATAACAAAGTCCTTCGAAGCATCCAAGGCTCAGCGTCCTTACAAGTAGCCACATCAGGGGATGACAAAATCCTTCGAAGCATCCAAGGCTCGACGTCTATTAGTACGGCGACGAGCGGGGATGACAAAGTCCTTCGAAGCATCCAAGGCTCTGCAAGTATCCATACAGGAGCCAGCGCCACCATCCATGAATCGATTAATCTTAAAGGCTCCACATCGATTACCGAAGGCGCTTCGGGTGCCATAAACGTAACGGCAACAGGCGGTAAGAGCTTGCAAGGTACGGCATCGATAACGGTCACAACATCAGGAGATGACAAAGTTCTTCGAAGCATCCAAGGCTCGACAGCTATCACCGAAGGCGCTTCCGGGTCTATTAACGTGGATTCCACAGGCTCAAAAGTACTACAAGGTTCCACAGCCATCCAAGTGAACACTTCAGGCGATGATAAAGTCCTTCGAAGCCTGAGCGGAAGCACAAGTCTATCTGTGGTATCTTCAGGGGCTGTACATGAAGCGATATCGTTACGGGGTAGCACAAGTATTACCGAAGGCGGAAACGGCTCAGAAAACGTCCGCAAAAGTCTTACAGGAAGCACTAGCATAAATGTGGACGCGAGCGGAACCGAAAAAGTGCTTCGAACCTTAACCGGGTCGACCAGCATCCAAGTGAATGCGACCGCCTATGAAGGTGGCGTCACCTTATCAGGTAGCACCAGCATAAGCGTAAGTACTTCGGGAGACGACAGAGTCAAACGGAGCCTGAGCGGGTCTTCGCATACGTTAACCAATGCCAGCGCGAGCCTGAGCGTATTACGAAGCATGACAGGAACAGCCAGCATAAGCACAGATACGCCGCCTGTGACCATTTACGTCCTTCGAAGACTGTCAGGCGGAACGGAAGTCAATATCAACGCCCAGCAAGCTGAGCTCTTCCGAAGTATGCAATTGAATGGAAGTGCGTCCATCCAAGTAATAGCCATGGCAAGCATTCGAACGCGTACTTCCAATATCGTCAACGTCATCCAGCATAGGGGTACATGGTCTTACGAAGTCAAGCATAAAGGAAGCTGGAAGCAAATCATCAAGCAAAGGGGGAGTGTGTAATGGTTGAGAACCCGCCTTTTGATATCTATCCCGGGGAATCGAAGGAATTACAGATAACCGTGTTAAACGAAGACGATAACCTGAACCCGCTCGATATGAGCAACGCGGCAATAATCTGGGAGCTCTATCGCGACCCTATGCACGTTAAAGTTATTACGAAGGATGGCACGACAGGCACAGACGTAACGCTCATGGATGCCGCAAATGGGATTGTAAAGGTAACTATTGCTCAGGCAGACACCGAAGGGCTACAGCTTGGGAAGGTGTACTATTATTATCTTCGAGTCGTCGATAACTACGGCAAGTCATCCATTGTTGCGAAGGCAAATGTAAACATCAAAAACTGATTCCCTTCGGAAGCCAATTAATGTTATGATGATAACAGCGGTATGCCAGTAAATCAGGGGGTGAATGCAATGGCTTCTCAAATTGGCAATACAAGAACGTATACGTCTGTATTCGACGAAACGAATACAACGGCTGTGGCACAGCAGAAGAGCTGTCCTCTTTGTAAGGTTACGGCAGTCCCAAGGGGAATTAATACCACGCGCAAAAGACGCGGAGGAAAACAAAGCTGTCCGAACTGCGGGCACGTATATGGTGGAAAGACAACCATAAGTTAATCAAGAGCTTCAGGGCTTCGAGCTCTGAAGCTTTTTTATTGAAAGGAGGATAAACATGAGCGACGTTTTAACGATATGGAATAGCGCACCCAATCCAGAAGAGCTGTCAAAGGCAATCGATGAACAGAAGAAGAGTGAAATCATCCTTCCGAAATCAGCCATTGTCGACCCGCTTAACGGTGAGTCCTATGCGGGTACACGTACAAAACCTACAGCGATTCCCTACAGAACGCTTCGAAGGATGGCACAGATACCAGCCATAGCCGCTGTTATCAATACACGATTGAATCAGGTGGCAAAGCATGCACGAAGACCACGCTTCAGTGGAGACACGGGCTTCCGCATTGGATTGAAAGACAGGGACGCTAAAATGAATAACGCCCAGAAGAAGCGTGCCAAGGAAATCGAAGACTTCTTCCTGAAAACGGGCTGGGAAAAGAACAAACTTCGGAAGGATAACTTTAACACATTCCTTCGGAAGATAACAAGGGATACCCTGACCATTGATGTCATGACCTTCGAGAAGGTTAACAAGATGAAAGGCGCTCTGAAGAAGACGATGGACGTAGCCGAAGTGTGGGCGATTGACGCGGCTACCATTGAACTAGTGCTGAACAACCCGACAGGGGAAGGGATGAACTATGAACCGCCTGTGTACAAGCCTTATACGAAGACAGGCAAAGAGAACATCGGAGATATTGCCTATGTGCAGAAGGTAAACGGAACCATCACAGCGGAATATACCGAAGACGAACTTGCCTTCGCTGTACGTAACCCGCGCACCGACCTGTTCTATACAGACTTCGGAATGAGCGAACTGGAAACCTTGATAGAGATAGTGACAGGCATCGTGAATGGCATCAGCTACAACACGACGTACTTCACACACTCACACCTTCCACAGGGTGTCATGTCGCTCATCGGTAACTATAAGGATGAACACCTAAAAGCCTTCCAAAGACATTGGAAGACGCTTACAGAAGGCGCGGCGGGCAAGTGGAGCGTTCCCGTTATGGCACTTAACGACGGACAGGGCTTCCAGTGGACACCGTTTAAGAACTCAAACCGGGATATGGAATTCAACCAGTTCTTGGAATTCCTTTTCAATATTGCCTGTGCGGTCTATCAGATTGACCCGAACGAAGTAGGCTTCAAGAGCTGGTCTTCAGGCGGTCAGAGCGCTATGGGGCAGAGTGACAACACCGCCACCAAAATGGAAGAGAGCAAAGATAAGGGATTCAACCCGCTCATGGACTTCCTGTCTGACACGTTTAATAGTGAGATTGTTGACCTCATCGATGAGGACTTCGAATTTCAATGGGTGGGCGTAGATGACGAAGACGAAGACCGCAAACTGGAAAGACAGCAGACAGAGCTCACCATGGGCACCAAGACGGTCAGCATGATATGGTCGGAGAATGATACCGACGTCGAAGAGCTAAAAGCACAGAACGGCGGCAAGCTACCAGACTGGGCATTCGCTCCAGCCAGCCCGCAATTGATTCAGGTATACATGGCGGAAGTCAACCAACAGAATCAGATGGACATGCAACAACAGCAACAAGACCAAGCGTCGAAGCAAGGGGAACAACAGCAACAGTTCCAGCAAGCTCAGGCAGACGACCAGCATAAGAAACAGCTTGAAATCATGGACAAACAGCATCAAAACGCCCTACAGCAGAGTGCCATGAATAATATGCACGATAGAACCAAACAGGCAACCGACCA